GTTGGCGGCATGGGCGGCATAGGTCAGGCCGCGCGGGGCGTCGTCGTTCAGGGCCCACTGCGGCCCGGCCCCCGGCCCGGCCGTAAACTTGCGCCAGTAGTCCAGCGGCAGCAGTTGGATCATATCCACGCCGATGGCGGCGGCATCACTGCTCTGACGGCTGGCAGCCAGGGCCAGCGTCAGCTCGGCGGGCTGGGCATCGCCGGGCAGGGGCCAGGGCGGCAGGTTGAGCCCCGGCAGATCCTGCAGCATGGCGCCGGCGCGCGGCAGCGTCCAGTCGGAGCAGGCCAGCAGGCTGCTGCTGTGCCAGATGCGCCACTGCACCCACAGGTCGGTGGCGGGCCAGGCCGGGGTGAAGCGGGCCGCCGGCAGCAGTGCCCGCCCGGCCAGGGCCGCCAGCCGGTCACGCGCCAGCGTCCACTGCATCAAAATCACCTCGCCGGGGCCGCTCCAGCTCACCCGGCGGTACTGCCCGTTGGAGCAGCCCGCCTCGGCATAGACGGCGGTGGTCAGGCTGGTGGCGGCGTCTTCGCCTTCCAGGGTGATGTTGGGCGGGGCAAACACCGAGTCTTGATAGCTGCCCAGCCAGCCATCCAGCAGGGGGCGGGCGGGGTCGGTGTTCAGCCATTCCAGCCGGGCCGGGGCGGGCAGGTCGCCCACCAGGGCGGTTTCCACCACGTCCACATAATTCTGGTGCGCGGGGTCGTGGTGATTTTCGATGTCGAGCCCGGTGGTGATGCCGCTGCCGTTGTGATTGGTCAGCGGGGCGGGCTGCTCGGGGCCTTCCCAGTAGTCGGCGCGCAGCAGGCTGAGGCGCAGGGTTTGCACGCCGCGCGCCCGGTCGCTGCTGCCGTAATCCAGATATTCCAGCCAGCCATCGCGCACGGGCGAGCTGTAGGGTGCGCCCGACTGGGGCGCGCAGCCCAGCCAGACGGGGTCGGCGCCGGTGCGGGCGCGGGTCAGGGCATTCTCCAGCGCGAGGATGAAGGCATCCACACTGGCGGGCTCGCCTTCCAGCGCCAGGTCAATCGTCTCGCGGCAGGGGCCGGATGGTTCGGGCGGCGGGGCCGGGGGCCGGCGCACCGCGCCCCGCACGGGCGGCATCACGCCGGGGCCGTGCAGGTGCAAGACAGTGGTACGGTAGGAGAGGGTGAGGGAAAACATCTTTGGGATTTAGGATTTGGGATTTAGGATTTGGGATTTAGGATTTTAGATTTTAGATTTGAAATTTGAAATTTAGGATTTGGGCCGCCGATGATCAGGATTCGCACCCATGCGGTATTTGTAGGGGCGGACCTATGTGTCCGCCCTGAGTAACAGTAATGTTACGCCAGGCGGAAAGCCCATCTGGGCCGCAGGCACGCAGGCCCGCCCCTGCATCACAACGATAAACGCTCACCCGGGCTCGTCCCAGGGGCTGTAGGGCGGCGCATCTGAGCGCTGCCCATAGGCCGCCTGCACCCGGCGCAGGCCCGCCTCAAACCGGCGGGAAAAATCTTCGGCCAGGCGGAACAGGTCCGCCGGGATCTGATTGGACAGGTCGGTGGTTTCGCTGCGGGCGGCGGCGCGGGTCAGCAGCGCCAGGGCGGCCGCGCCCAGCACCAGCGTCCGCAGTTCGGCCGTGCTGAGGGTCGTCTCGGCGGCGCCCTCCAGCCCGGCCAGGGCCAAGGGCTGGCCCGCCGCCTGCCGCAGGTCGCTCAGGGCGCCGGCAATCGCCACATCCAGCGCGGCGGCGGTGTACGTCCGCCGGGTCGGGTCGCCCAGGGTTTGCGCCAGTTCGGTTTCGATAATCATCAAAGTTGTCATAGGATTTAGGGTTTGGGTTTTGGGTTTTAGGACTGTTCCACGTTCCAGGTCCACCCGCCGAGAGGCCCCCACTGCACGTGGAACCTGGAACGCAATCAGAAATCAGAAATCTGAAATCCTAAATCCTACATCTTCCGGCCGCCGTCTTCAATGGCCACGCCGAGGATGTAGGCCATCAGCAGGTAGAGCAGGTTGGCCAGCTCTGCCTCGCCGATGGGGAAATCCGGCGCATAGGCGCGGGTGATCACCAGGGCCAGGCCCACAAAGGCCGCCCAAAATTTACGCGAACCGAGGAGTTGTTTGAGTTTATCCATCTGGGTTTTGGGTTATAGGGTATAGGTTATTGGTTCGTTCCAGGTTCCACGTGCCGCGGGGGTATCTCAGTGGGTGGAACCTGGAACGTGGAACCTCGCACGAATTACGCCACATTCGCCTTATACAGCGGGCGGTGGTCGGCCACAAAAACCGAGAGGAAGTGCCGCACCTTCAGGCGCACCTCGTCATTGGTGAACATGGCCGGGCTGGTCTCGTCGCCGGCCACAAAGATCTCGGGCTGCAGGCCAAAGCGCTCGCCCACAATGATGGCCGGCGCCAGGCGCGGGTCGGCGGCGGCGGCCCAGTTATTGGCATCGCTGAACTCCGGCACGGTGATCACATCCCCCGCCTCGCCGCGCTGCAAATTCTCGGAGAAGATGCCGCTCTCGCGCTCAAAGCTCGGATAGAGGATGCGCATGGCCGTCAGGCGCAGGGCGCGCGGCACCAGCAGGTAGCGGGCATCCAGCGCCAGCCGGGGGGCGGTCTCACCGGCGGCGGTCAGCATGGTCTGATTGTAGATCGCCGCGCTGGCGGCCTCCCAGCTTTCGGCCGAGAGCTCGGCGGTGCCCAGGTTGGCGTGATGCGCCGCCTCAAACAGCGCATACCCATCTGAAAGCACCGGCCCGGCGCCGCTGCCGCCCGTAAAGACGCCCGCAATCAGCCCGCTGAGCGTGCGCAGCGCGGCCGCGGCCAGCTTGCGGGGGTACTGCCGCAGCCGGAAGATATCGTCGCGGTCAATCAGCTCCAGCGTCAGCGGCAGGTAGCCGCCGTACTTGGCCCAGTCGCCGGTCTCGGTCGAATCGTCCAGCGGCAGCTCGCCGTAGGCCTCGCCCTCGTCCAGCCCGGGCAGGGTGCCCAGCTCGCCCACCAGCACGCCCGAAATCTGCTGCAGGCTGTTAAAGTGTTCCACCGTGACCACCGGCTCCCACCAGCGGTAACCGGCGCGGCCCAGCTCGTCCCAGTGCTGCGCCACCAGCTTGTTGAGGGCGTTCTTCACCAGCCCGGTCATGGTGCTGGTGGTGGACAGGCGCACATGCTCCGGGTGATAGCCGCCCACCAGGTTCACATCGCCCGTCAGCATGGTGTACAGCTCGCGGATGCCGCTCAGGCGCTCCACGCTCTGGCTCTGCATCTGAGCGGCGCGCGGCGCGCCCAGCAGGTCATCCACGGCGGCCTGCAGGCGCTCGGCCCCGGTGATCAGCGTCAGCGGGGGGGTGCCGGCCACAGCGCGGCCGCCCTGCACCTCGGCCACCAGGCGGCGGGCCTCGGCCAGGGCCTGCTCCAGTTCAACGGGGGTGAAGGCGCGCCCGGCAAGCTGCTGGCGCACCTGGTCGGCGGCGGCGGGCGGCAAAGCGGCCTGCGCCAGCCGGGCATCCAGCAGGGCATCGGCCAGGGGGTTGGGGGTTGCAGTTGATTCGGTCATTGGGTCTCCTTGCAAAACAGGGTCTGAGGGTTCGGGGGGCAGGTGGCCCCACGGAAAGGCCAGCTGTTGAAGCTGGCGCAGGAAGGTGCCGCCGCGCGCCGGGTGAATCACCAGGTCGAGCGAGAGGATGCGCAGAATCTGGCGGACGCGCGGCGGAGTGCCCGGCTCGGCCTCAAACAGCAGGTCAGCCGAGAAGCCCAGGCGCGGGCGCGGCTCGGGTTCGTTCAGCCAGGCGGCGCCCAGCCCGGCCAGCAGCGCGGCGGCGGGGCCGGTGGGCGTCAGCGTCAGCCGGATGCCGTTGGCGGCGGCGTCCCAGTGCGGGTCGGTGCAGATGCCGGCCAGGTCTCGCACCGAGCGGGGCTGCCCGGGGGCGCGGTCGTGGTCCACAAAGACCTCCACGCCCTGCCAGAGCGGCAGGCTGGCCTGCAGCGCCGCGGCGGTGAACAGCCAGCCGTTGCCCTCGCCCGCGGTGATGGCTAAAATCTCAAACTGCGCCGGCGGCGCCGGGGGTTCAAACGGGGGAAGCGTTAAGGTGAGTTGATTCATGGAATTTGAAATTTGAAATTTGAAATTTGAGATTTGGGGGAGGTTGCAGGTACCATGTTCCAGGTTCCAGGTGCAGCGGGGGTGGATCAATGAAGTAGATGTGGTACGTACACGTGGTACGTGGGACGTGGAACCTCGCACGTACCACGTACACATGGAACCTCGCACGTGGAACGTGGTACGCCTCGGCTATCCCCCTGCCCGGTGGAGCAGGTCATCCACGTCGGCCACCTCGCCGGCGAAGCGGTAGGCCAGGCGCAGCAGCTCGTCGGGGGGCAGCAGGCCGCGGTCCACCAGCGGCAGCCAGGCTTTGAGGGTTTCGGCGGCGGCGCGGGCCAGCTCGCCGTTGTCGCGGCTGGTCAGATCGGCGCCGCGCACGTCAATTTGCGCGCTGGCGGCATTCGGCAGCCGCGAAAGCGGATGCACCGCCACCCAGCGGGCCAGGGCGGCGCGCGCCAGCGTCTCTACCAGGCGGAGGAAGAACTGCTGCCGCTGCTCCAGCCGCCGGAAGGCTGGCCCGCCGGCTGCCTCGGCAGTGGTGCGGGTCGAGTCCTCCGGTTCGGCCAGAAAATGCAGCGGCAGCCCGGCCCCCACAGCAATCATCTTCTTCAAGGCCAGCCCATCGGCGGCGGCCTCGCGGCTCTCCAGCCGGGGGCTCACAGTCTCCCAGGTTTCGCTCTCATCCACCACCAGGATAGAGCCCGGCGTGGGCGGGTGTGCGGCCAGCGCCGCCTGCCGGGCGCGGCGCTCGGTCTCCGAGTTGAAGCGGGTATGCACCACATAGTAGAAGGCGTTGCGGTAGCGATTCAGGCGGGCGCGGTCTTCCAGCCAGGCGGTGTAGCGCGCCAGCCAGCGCAGCAGCGGCGCCAGGTCGCTTTCGCCGTGCACCGCGCCCACCGGGCGGTTGACGGCAAAGTGCAGCAGGGCGGGCTGCAGGGCCGCGGCCGTCTCGGCCGATTCGATGGGCACGCGGCGCTCGGCGCGCCAGAAGCCGGTTTCGGCGGGGCGCAGCCAGGCGGCGGTCTCCTGCGCCAGGTCGTTCTCGGCGGTCTCCAGGCGGGCCACCTGCAGCGCCGGCACAGCGCGCACATAGGTCAGCCCCTCGGCATCTGACGAGAGCAGGAAGTACAGCTCGCCCGAGCGGGTCAGTTCATCGCACCATTCAAGAATGCGCTGCGGCCCCTGGTTGAGCGGGTGGTGCCACCAGCGCTGCAGAAAGGCGTTCACGCCGGGGTGGGGCGAGCGCAGCGTCAGCCCGCCGCCCACCACATACTGCGAGGTCAGCTCCACCACCCGGCGGGCGATGGGGTTGGTGCGCCAGGCGTCCAGCGCCTGCCGCAGCAGGTCTTCGCGGTCATAATCCAGCCGGTCACGCGGGGCGGGCGGGGCAAAATCCGGCTCAATGAGGGTGGTTTCGGCCAGCCGGGCTCGCCGCCGCAGCCAGCGCAAGGGATTGGGAAAGGGCATGGACAACTCCGGGGATTTAGGATTTGGGATTTAGGATTTTAGATTTGAAATTTGAAATTTGAAATTTGAGATTTAGGATTTGGGCTATTTGTAGGGGCGAGGCGAGACGACCCGGGCGACCATCCCTCCGAACCGGCCTCGCCCCGGGGCGGCGGGCAGCATTTTAGATTTGAGATTTGAGATTTAGGATTTGGGCCCGCCGATTATCAGGATTCGCACCCATGCGGTATTTGTAGGGGCGGACCTATGTGCATGCGGCCTGTACGGGTCTTGTAGGGGCGGACCTATGTGTCCGCCCTGTGTAACAGTTTGAGAAGTAAGGGTCTCGTACGGGCGCACCTGTGTGCATGCGGCCCGGATGGGTCTTGTAGGGGCGCACCTGTGTGTGCGCCCTGTGTAACAGTTTGAGAAGTATGGGTCTCGTACGGGCGCACCTGTGTGCCTGCGGCCTGTACGGGTCTTGTAGGGGCGAAGCATCTGAGTGAAGCCGCTTCTGTGAACCGCCAATGCCCCTTCCAGATGCTTCGCCCCTAACGGGTGCCCGAAAATCTCAAATTTCAAATCTCAAATTAAAAATTCTGCGCGTCTTCCAGCGGGTCTTTGCCGGGGACGATGACCGCCGCCGCGCCAGACGCACCCCAGGGCTTGCCATCCAACTGAACGCACAGCGCCGCCGAAAACAACAGATCATCATGCACGGGCTCGCCCGAGGGGCCATCCCGGCGGCCATCGGGCACCCCCCAGCGCAGCGGACGCGCCGGGCCCGGGCGCGGGCTCATCTCACAGTGGGCGGCCTGCCGCCAGAACAACGCCTGCAGGCGGGCCGCCTCGCTGCCGGGCGGCTCGGGAGCATGTTCGGCATAGCGCCCGGCCTCCACCGCCGCCAAAAACGCCCACCCCAGCGCCGACTTGCTCGCCGCGCTGAAGCGCACCGCCACCACGCGCC